AATAGTACATTGGTTCAAAAATATATAGTTTTTTCATTTATTTAATTCTCTAATTTCACAATCTTCTAACCATTGTTTATTTCTAGTTTCTGGGTTAGTGCTAAGACCTGTTGGGTTAGAATAATAACTTCCTAAATATTCCTCAACTCTCATAAATTTTTTACCAGCTTTAGATATTCTTAACCACATGTCATAATCACCTGACATAGTATATTTTTGGTTAAATCCGCCTAACTCTTTAATTGTTTGTTTTTTAAGTAATGGGAAAGGACCACCATAACAAGCTTTTAATAACTCCTGATGGTCATGCACTTTAGGAAAACTATAAAAAGAACTTAATTTATCATGTTTTTCTGAATAAGTTATGAAAGCATTTTGATAAAAAATATCTACACTTGGATATTTTTTTATATATCCAATCAAGGTAGTTAAAGCTGCTGGAAAAAGTCTATCGTCAGTATTGTAGTTCATCACATAGTCAGTTTCGGAATTATGTATCGCTATATTCCAAGCATCATATAGTCCAACTCTAGTTTTATATTCTAGTATTTTTACTTCTATTCCTTCTCTAAATTTAAAATTTTTAATTTTATGTAAGGAATCATCAGATGAATTTGCATCTATAAATACTATAAAAAATTTATCTAAAAATTGTTGATTAACACTTTCTAAATACCCATCAATCCATTTAGTAGAATTGTAATTAGAACAAATTAAAGTAATCATAAGCCCCTCCCATTTGTTCCATCTAATTTTGGCCGTACTAGATATAAAATTTGATTGTACCAATTAACCTTGCTACCAAGAGTGTGTAAAATTGATACATGATTAAAATCTGTATAATTAGGATCTTTTCCTCCTATTCCTTTATAAAAAGGAACAATAAATAATAGTTCTGTTTTGTATGTTGGAACAGCTATATTCCCCGGAACTACTCCTAGCTCTGGTTGCGTGCATAACGCGATTCCATTGTTCAATTTTAGTCCGGGTATCCATATGTCAACTTGAGGATTGGCTTGAACAGACCTACGCATAAAATCGCCAGCACCTACAACAAACTCATCGTCATCGTCTAATAGACAAAAATAGGGTGTTGAACAGGCATATGCCCCCATATTGATAGCGGCACTTCCATACTTATCATAACGCATACCTGTTTTGAGGTAAGTAACCCCCCTAGGCAAAGTTTTAATAGGGAGATCTACTGCATCAGCAACTACTATCACATTATCAAATTCTCTCTTAGCAGATAGTATTGCATCCTTTAAACTAGGTCTACCAATAGTTCTTATTAATACGCTAATCATTTTGAGTTTTTCCAATCATAAAATTTCTTGTACATCGTAAGCCTATGGTGTACTACTTTATTCAGATCAAAGTATTCTTGTGTTATCTCATGCAGGTTTTTACCCATTTCAAGTCTCATATCTTTATCCTTAATTACCTTACTTAGGACAGATACCCACTCGCTCTTCGGAGCGTCATGAGGAATCAAGAATCCTGTCTTACCATTTTTGATTGTTTCATCGTAGCAGCCGACATTAGATGCGATAAGAGGGACAGAATATCTTCCTGCCTCTGCAACCTTGATCTCAGACTTAGAATCGTTAAACTCATTCATCTGTAATGGTGCAATAGCCAACTCCATGTGGCTATACATTACCCCATATTGATCTGTAGGAAGGGCTGGGTTGATTGTATAATTTTTATTGCCGCGAAACCCTGACATAATTATACGCTCGTAGTTTTTCCACACATCATGTTGCCAGTCTGGGCCTGTGTTAGGATCTACTGGTGGACGGCCATAGAAATCCCAACGAACATTTTCTTTTCCTACTCGCTGATTTACAAAATGTGGAACCCCAGAGAATTCTTTAACATCTTCCTCATGGTGAATTCCGCCAGCCCACCCAATGCGGACAAATCGATCTTTAGGGACAAAAGTTTTTTGAGCATTCCAACAAGGTAATTCATAATCTATAGCATTCTTAATTACGGCTAATATTCCTCTGCCCATAAATTCCTTGATTCTATCTTGGAACTTTCGTTGGGTAACAGTAACTATATCACTGTTATGGTAAATAAACTTAGTAATGTCAGAAAGCCCAGATTTGTAAACCTGTTCTAATCTATGCCCTTCATAAAGTTGAGTAAGCAAATCATCGGTATCGTAGTGGAATATTTTATTTTTTTCTTTGGTTTTTCCACAAACCCTTGCTGTGTACGGGCCTCCGTAGTTGCTAATATTGTTTGCCATCACAATGTCAGCCCAATCCATATCCGCCCAGTCCCAATCTTCCTTCCATTTTGGGACATTCTTCTTAGCCGCTTCCTCATCTATACCTAAGATATTTTCAGTAAATCTAACCTCCACAACATTAGGGTATAATTGAGCTAATTTTGCGTAAGGTGCTATAGCCCTGTAATAAGCACACCCGCCACGATTTGGAAGAGCTACGGTAATTCTTAGCTTTCTTCCTAACCCCGGAAACCCATCTTGGGCTTTCCAAAAATTTATGTCGTATTCTTGTGTATTTAATGATTCTGTTTGCATAAAAAAAGATGAGGAGTTATTAGCTCCTCATCCATTATAGTCTTTCTACTTTAATTCAACCGTGAATTTGTTGAAGTTCTTTCTTCGTGATAACATCAGGCGATTCCTTGGGTGCCAGCGTGACAGCCTTGGTTAGGTCTACCAGAGCCTCACGGAGGTCATCTAGGTTAGGCATCTTACCGTCTTGGTTAGGCCCTTCAATCCCCGGGACAACCCGTTTAACCGCAGTAACTGTGTGTTTGCGGAATCTGCTAGACAAGAAGGGCAGGATAACAACAAGAAGCTGCATCCAAGGTGCCGATCCGGGAACAGTAGACCCAAACACATTTGCAATCATGCTTACAACACTAGGAGATAGGATCTCCTTAGTCGCATTGCCGTCCAAGGTAACTACAATAGCCCCCGGAGTTTCCTTAAGATGATCTGATGTAGTGATAACGGGCTGGGTTCCTCGTGCAGCAAACTCAGCCTTAAGTGCATCTCCTACATCCCCACCCAAAGTTTCAATCGGAATTACAACCGATTGCTTTGCTTGCAAAGACTCAGGCGTGACATTGCTAGTTTCAGTAATAACTAGCGGAGCTATGGGTTCGGTGCCTTCCATGGCACCTGTTCCCGGACAAGAAGCTAACCCGAGGGCTAGCATGCAGGCAACTATAAGATTTCTAATCATATCATCCTTTCAGTTTATTTAGATAATTAGACTCAGGGCCACTATCCTCGTCAGAGGTCATGACCTTGGGAGAGAGACTAGCAATGCCAATCTCGGACAAGAGGATCTCTGCGCTCTTACGCATCTCTTCAAAATCCTCAAGTTTGACTAGGCTATGGATATCATGGAGAGATTCCATGAATCCAGCAATTTCTTGTCCTGTGCCAGCAGAACTAGACTTGGGACGAGGGGACGATTGATCGTACTTCGGGAAACCGCCATCCATTTCCTTGACGATCTTGAAATCATAACCGCTCTTCAAATCGGTGATATCGCCGTAGTCAGGATCCATCATGGTATTGAGGATCTTCTTGAATACGATTTGACCAATCGACAAAATCTTAACATCATTAGCCGGACGGACGGCTACATTGAGATAGTAGCGTTCACGGGGCTTGATTTGACGAGCAAGAGTCGCGTATTGATCCTTGCCATCCTTACCAGTTTTCTTGCTGTAATCCCACAACTTATAGTAGGCATCACACAAGGGGCACTTCTCATTGTGGATCTTGCGGCAATGGAAGTTCTTTACATTCTCACCTTCCCCAATCCGGTGAATCTTGGTTTCGGCATAGAACCACCGATCATCGCCTTCCTTGGAGGGAAGAATGCGAAGGGTGGTTGTGCCTTCTTCTAGCTGGACAAAGTTCTTGAGGAAGTCTTGTCCGCCGCCAGCAGCCTTTCCAGACTGGAGTTGTTCATGCTTCTTGCGAAGCGCATCGAGATCTACTTTTGCCATGTTGTTTCTCCGTTATTTAGCGTAAAGCTTAGTTTCTGCTCTTTGGTTACTAGACAGTTGAATTAGCATATCCTTCTTGTGGTCGAGAGCAGTCACTAGCGACTTCAAGAGGGAGTACCGAGTGGTGAGGTTGTTATAGTCTTGCTTAAGTGCAAAAATCTCAGGGTCTGCTGCAACGATGGCTTCCAAGTTTTTATCTGTTATCTTCTTGTCAGCACCATCCACAGCAGCCAGCCTGACCTGAGCGGACTTTTGTTCTACTTGTACTTCAACGGAGTCCATCTTCTGTTTTACAAGTACCATGGCTCCAGCATAGTACGCATAAATAGAAGATTGCCGCTCCATCTCATGATCAATTTGATGTTTGTCTATCAAAGTTAGATTGTCGCATAGACTGATATAGAGTTCCATATCAAGCTTGTCTGCGATGTTCTTTATAATTTCAGACTTCATTGTGTGTCAACTAGTATTTTAAACAGTGTTGGGTTTAGTCTAGCTAGTAATAGGAAGCCCCTACTTATATTTGTAGCAAGTTCCTCGTTGGTTGGATTAAATTGTTTTTCATCATCAGGATTGGTATATCCCGTGATTTCTAATAGGACATGGGTAATTTCATGAAGTAGAGTTTCCCTAAAGTATTCACTGGACAATCTATCATCGACATAGATTGTGTAGCTGTTTAAGTTTGTATATCCAGCACACTCGTCAGGAGTGCAAGGGATATCACTAGTGAACTTAAATTGGAATGTGGCCCAGCCAGCATATAAATGGGTTATACCTGCTTCAAATATTTCATCTTTTATATGATCACGCTTCTGCTTCATGTTCTATCATGGTCCCTTCTGTCATCCTTAGAGTATTATAGTCTACATCCATAGGGACGATAAAGCCCTTACGAGCATTACGGGATTTAATTACATAAACCCTTATTCTACCGTCCTCATACTCTTCCTCGTTTTGATTAAGACTAACCACAAAATCGCACGGACGAACCTTACCATAGCTATCTGCCATTTCGGCATCCGTGATAATTTCGGCACGGCGACCAGCGCGGTTGGTTTGAGTAGCAGTCCAGACCAAAAGATTATTTTCTACAGCAAGTCCACGAAGTTCTTGCGCGATTCTCTCTTGTGCCTGATACTCTGGCATGCCCTCAGCAACAGGGCGTAGTAGCTCAAGATAATCAACGATGAGAACATCAGGTACAAAATTGTCATAATTGCGTAACTGGTTAAGCAGTGCGCGAATATTATTTACATTCGCACGACCAGTAGGAAATTCCTTGATAACCAGCTTGCCGTCAGGGAATTCGTTGCGGAAGATGTCCAACCGCTCCTTGACCTCGCTTGTGTAGTCCTTGAGGCGGGACTGTGGCAAAAGTGTCATAGAGGAGTCGAACCTTTGAGCAATTCGATCTTCGCTCATCTCCAAAGATACATAAAGCACCTTGCGGTTCTCCATCAAAGATGTAACTCCTTGATTAACAAGGAATAACGATTTACCTACACCAGCAGGAGCAACAACCATACAAAGCTCTTTACGCATGGCACCACCTTCCATATTCCTATTCAGAGTACGAAGGACAGTCTTGAATGTATCACGCTTCTGACTATTGTATGTGCGATCCCAACGATTACTTAAATCGTCGAAATACATCTGCCCATTATCGACAGAGCGGGAGATCATTAATGCCTGTCTGACACGATCTTCTACTTCGCCAAACTTGTCTTCCTTGATCAAGGTAAGCGATTCTACAATCGCGCCCTTCATGGCTTCGCGCTTGGCAAAGTTCTCGATCAGGTCTAGGTAGTACTGCTGATGCCCAATCGACTGGATATCGAGCTTATTGATAAACTCAAGCTCATCCGAGTAATCGGACAAGTCTTGGGTTGGACGCTTGAATCTCTTGGCTTCCTCCACAATCAAGTCATCCGTAGGCAACTGCTTGTACTTGTCGTAGTACTCAGTTACGATACGATACAACTGATTGTGGATTGATGACTCAAAGTAGTCTGGCTTGACAAGGTTTACTATCTCTAGATAGAAATCCTTGTTGGACTTGACCAGATACAGGATACCACGCTGAATTGATTCTGCGAATTGATACATTACTTTTTCTTTTTCTTTTCCAGTTTAGACTTTAGACCGTTGATGCCTTCACCGAGTTTTGTCGTTGTTGATTGCTTTTGTCTTAGCTCGCTATCCGTCATCTTTCTCAATGTGCCATCCTTAGTTAAAACATCTAGGTTGGGTTTGTATCTCGTGTACGGAGATTGTGTTTTATCTACATCCAATCGACCCTTGGAATCTTGGATGGCTTCATTATAGAATTGAGTGACATTTGATTTACCTATTTTTGCAATCTTGCCGGATACCTTTATTGCAGAAGGTGCGCTGATTAATCGAGATGCTTTTTTTCCACAAGCTATGCACTTTTTGGTTTTAGGCATCTTTTTGGGTACGCTTTGATATATGTGATCAAAGACTTCCCCACAGCTATTGCAGCCAAACTCATAAGTTGGCATCAGGCACCACACTCCCCACCGTTCATAGAACAGGCAGCACCATCAGCCATACCTAACTCACCCTCCCGATTACCAACATACTTGGCAATATTTTCAGGAGTCATTGGTACGGCTTCAAGAGGCTCGTTGCCTTTTGATCCAGCACGGTAAATAGTTAGACCCTTTAGATATTCAACATAGTCCAATGCAACAGTTGTTAGATCTTCCGCCTTAGCTTCCTTTGGGAGGTTGATAGTCTTGCTGATGGAAGAATCAATGTATTTCTGCCAAGCAGCCTGTACCGCTAAATGCTGTTCGGGAGTTATGTCATACGCGCCTACGAATCCTTCGATTGATTTTCCTCCGTCGAAATATTCCCGCAATAGCGGATCCACGACAACAACTTCCTTCCAAACATTTGCATCTCGGTATCTACGGATGTAAATAGGAGCAAACATAGGCTCAATACCGCTTGACACACCCCATAACATAGAGATAGTGCCAGTAGGAGGAATAGTAAGCATAACCGCATTACGAATTCCGTGCTCTTTGATAAGAAGTCGTATACGAGCAGGCAAAGTTCTTGCAAATCCTTCATCTAGATATTTCTTTCTATCAAATGCAGGGAACGCTCCCTTGTCACGAGCAAGGTAAGTAGACTTGATATAAGCAATGTCCCGCATAGCCATTGCAATACGCTCGGTTAGTTCAATGCATTTCTCGCTACCATAGCGAATACCAAGCTTGATTAACATATAGTGATACCCTAGGACACCTAGACCGATACGGCGAGAACGGTGGCCTACTTCCCTGCATTCAGGCGTTGGGAAATAGTTTACCTCTAGGATATTATCTAGGAACTGAATACCTGTTCGCACAGTTCTAGCAAACTTCTTCCAATCAAACTCACCATCCGTAACCATGTTGGCTAAGTTGATATTACCTAGGCAGCAATTACCGTAGTTAGGAAGAGGGATCTCCCCACATGGGTTGGTGGAACGCATCTCCTCAAAGTAAGATACATTCGTATGACGGTTGGCTAGATCTAGATTAAATATACCGGGATCCCCAGATTGGACTGAATTCAACCAGATCATGTCCCACAATTGTTTAGCCTTCAATGGCTTTTGTTCCGCAGATACAAAGTCATCTGTGAAGTGAATTTTATGTTGTTCTCTTGCTCTAGCTATGGCATCCTCCACAGAGTTAGCCACTACATCAATGTATTCTGGGTATGGGTGAGCATCGTTCTTGCGTTGTACCGAGAAGATATGGTATTTACGGTTAGCAAATGTAAAATACCAATCTTCGTTGTTCTTGCAAGCTTCAATGAAACGATCTGTGATGCCTACCGAGATATTGAAGTTATTTAACTCCTTCATGTCTAGCTTAACATGAAGGAACTCTAGTAGGTCAGGGTGCGTAACATTCAAGATAGCAATCAATGCCGTGCGGCGATTCTTGCCTGCACGAACATGGTTGCCGATCTCGTTAAGCATACGCATAACGGATACTGATCCGGGAGCAGAGTTCTTCTGCTGTTGAATATGATCTCCCTTGGGGCGGATGTCAGAGAAATTGAACCCGATACCCCCACCTGCACAAGAGATCTTGTACATATCCTGAATGGTCTTACCAATAGACTCAACTGAGTCCTGTGGATTGATCACATAGCAGTTGAGTAGATTCTGACGGCCTGCGTTACGCCCAGAACCATAGATGATTCGACCACCGGGAACTAAGTCGCCGGACGAGAGGGATTCGTAGAACCTTTGCTCAACTCGTTCCTTATCTTCATCACGCTCTGCGCCAGCAGCAGTCTTTGCGATAACTCTCGCACGCTCGGCCCAGTTTTTTTCTCCGGGGTATGCATAACGCTTTTCAAATATCTCTTGTCCTAATCCATTTAAACTAGCTACTGACATTTTGTTTTCTCCTAGATTTATCTTTCTTATTGATGGTCGATACACCGTTTCTCTTGGTGACTGTTATAATAGAAGGTGTGTCGATAAGATTTTTAAGGTCATTATTATGTGTAATTATAAATAAAGTCTTAGTTTTCTTCAAATTCTGCAATAGTATGTATAGACCTTGCAGGGATTCCGCGTCCAAACTTTCTGCGATTTCATCAAAAAAGATGATATCTGATAAGTCCTTGTCAGTTAAGGCCAAAAGACTTTGCAGCCCCAATAGGACAGCAATATTTACCTTTTTAACTTCACCGCCGGATAAAGAAGAGAACTTAGTCTCCTTACCTCCGATATAAACAGTCTCCTCTAACATCTCATTAAACTTAATGCGGTACTTTCCGCTAGTTAAATGGGTTAGATACTCGTTGCAGTTATTGTTAAAATAATCAATTATATTTTTAATGATGTATTTAACTAAACCTTGTTCCGAGAATGCAACTTCCCAGAACCGCATAACTTCATATTTACGAGATGCATCCACTCTCTTTTTAGACAAGGTTTGCATCTTTTCTTCATAAGTGGCGAGATCCTGAATAAGGTAGTGCTTCCTAGAATGCAGTTCCTTCCAGTCCGCTATTATCTTGTACCGTGAAGATGGAATAGGAATATTCGCCTTCATAGCAACTATTTGCTTTTCTAGCAATGTGCAAGTCATACCCTCTTGTTTTATTTTAGAGTCTAATTCAAGAATATCAGACTCCATCTTCTTAATTTCTTCCGGTGATACCTCTTTCTTTGAAGTAACTCCACAATGCTTGCACAAGACAGGCTTGTTGGACTTGGCTTGCTTAAGCTGTTGTTCTTTAGAATCTAATTCCAAGACTGACTTGTTAATCAGCCTAATTAAGTTTCCAACCGTATTCTCTAGATCAAGAATCTTTTTTTCTGCTTTTAAGATATCCTCAAGACTGTGCTTGGATAGCATCTCTTCCGTAACAGAGTTATCCGCTAGGAACTTTTCTTCCCCTGCCACTATCTCAGCTATCTTTTTATTAGCTTTAACATGCATATCAGCATACTCTGCGGAAAGCGAATCTAGGCTTTTTATTTCCGTAGCGTATACTGACTTCTTTTGTTTAATAGATTCCCGTTTATCAAATAGCTCCTCTAGATTCAAGAAG